TACAAAAGCAAGTGATTATTTTGAACTTGGGAAAAATGCAATCACTGCTGCAAAAGGTTTTAGTGGTATTGTTAAACAACCTACTGTATTTCTTACTGGTGAAGTAGGACCAGAACTTGTTCATATTACACCATTAATATCACCAGATGCTAAAACTGCTGGATTAAATAATATTCATTCTGAAAATGCACAACTAAAAGATCAACAAGGTAGTGCTGCGACTATGGTCAATGCACCATCATCAACATCTGTTACTAATAATAGTGGGTCTAATATTATTTTGGCAAGTAATACAGCTCAGGGTGGGATGGACTTAAGTAATGTTATGTAATAATGGGGGCCGAAGCCCCCATTACCAATTTATTGTTCTGCTAACTTCTTAAAGTAATCCAACGAATCATCATTAGATGATTCTTTTACAGCAGGTTCTACTGCATCCTCAGATTCAATACTTTCTTCAAAATTAGAACCAGAACCAACCACAGTATTAAACCGTGCCTCCAATTCTTGATAAGACTTGAAGTTATCCGCACTCACCAAATCTAGAAGTGAATGCTGTTGATTCCAAATAGCTTCACATTTCTCATCATCACCATCAAACAACTTAGATTGATCAGCAAATTCTGACTTATCATAATTCACATAACCTTCTACTTGTCGGATTTTTATTTTGAAGTTTGCACCTTCCCAGAAGTCAAAAGGATTTAGTGGAGTTTCATCTTTGAATTCTGGATTCATAACACCAGTAATCTTCTCAAAGATTTTCTTACCATAACGAAAGAGAAATAACTTACCTTCGTTTTCCTTATTAGCACTATCCTCTAACACAAGAATGTTGGAATAATAACTTAGTTTACGTTTACGATCTCTGGCAATATCTTTATCAGAATCAATACCAGAGTTCCACAATGCTGTGTTTGCTTTTGATACGGGATCATCTTTACCAAGAGTGGTCAAAGAGTTTTCAATATACCATCCGCCTAGGCCTTTGAAGCCATGTGACCACATTTGAACCCAAGGTACATCTTCATTGTTAGAGGCAGGAAGGAAACGAATAACGGCATAACCGTTACCAGACTTATCACGTTCACATTTCCAAATACGATCATCACCATAGGTAGGTTTTTCGGCAAGTTTCTCAACTTGTTTAGAGAGGCTCTCTAGGTTGGACATTCTATTCTTTTTTAAATCTTTAAAACTAGACATATTATTACTCCTTTTATTTCGTTATATTATTTTTGTATTACTCTGTATCATTATATAGTTTTGATAGGCCTCCTTTCTAAATTGGAAGTTTTGGCTCTTGTTTCATCATGTTCAATGACTGTGCCTCTGCTTCAACTTTATCTTTAATAGATTTGTTTAACATTCTAGCTACTCCTTCAATTTCACCATCAATTCTATTAGTATATTCCATAATAGCATCCATGTAAGTTATCTTTTTATTTTTAACTATTTCTTCAATTGTTAAAGAGATATCAATACTCATCGTATAGCCTTTACATTATCACAAATACCAAGTTTCTTAGCTTCTTTACCACTCAACCAAACATCATGAGGTGGTAGTAAATACTCTCTAATTTGTTTCTCATTCAATCCAGTGCATTTCTTATAGTGTAATAACATTCTTTCCGTAGTCAATTCATACTCTCTTACAGTAGAAAACAGTTCGTGCTCTTTACCATAAGACCCCCAAGTATATTGGTGACTCATTATAGAAGTATTAGGTGTTAATGTTCTATAACCTGTCTCACCAGCAATAAATATTGCAAAGGCAGCAGAAGCAATCATTCCCAAACCAACAGTTCTTATTGGTATTGGACTACCCCTCATAATATCTATTACTGCGAAAGCTGCATTTAAATCACCACCACTTGAATTAATAATTATCTGTAAATACTTAGGTCTTGGTTTTGTTAAGTTTTTAGTGATAATAAAAGAAATTAAATCTCTACAAGTCTCATCATTCACTGGACTCATGAACAAATATATATTATCATCTTCTGTAGTCGAAGGAATTGGTTCTGAATTCTTAGCCACAGGTGTCCTTTCTGCGTTATTCATCTGTTAAGTGCATCTATGTAAAATATATGATCACCAATTGTAGAAAATTTTAACATTTTCTTATTCCAATAAGGGTCGACATCTATTCTATGATAATGAGTAGCACCGTGTAAGAAATCCCTCATAGGATTCCTCAACATAGCACGAGCTATTAATAAAGAAATGTCCCACGACAGTTTATCTCTAGGTGTATCACTTTTTCCATCACAAAACCAACTAAAATGACATTTATGTAATACTAGTTTTCCATTCTTTCTATTTGCTTGTTCTACGACTTTACAGATACTATTTGGAAATCGTTTACTTTTAACTCTATTTATAGTGACTAATGCAACTGCTATTTGACCTTTGGGTTTTTGATCTCTAGCTTCAAAGTAAATATTTTTTGCAAGACAATTAACATCTTTAACACTATAGATTGTTCTTTTATGTATCTTTGACGAATGACCCCATCGATCGGTGGAAGAATATCCACTACACGCAACTAAAACAAAACATAACAAAATAAATTTCTTCATACGATCACCTAAAAAAAGAAAAAGGGAGGGGTTCAAAAGAACCCCCCACAACCCCCATTTCATTTATGCTGAATAAAACTTACTCAGCTTAGTACGGATGGAACCAACCGTCCTCGAACCACCGACAATATCGGCGTTCTTGAAAGATACTTGACCCGTTGCTGGGCTAGTATACATTTCAACCCATCGAGGAAGACCTGTCAATTCAGATTCCGTCCTGGTGATCCTACGTGCATTCTTACGACCGACTCGCGGCATACCATGTTTTGAACTCATTTCACATACTCCTTTTTAATTAACAAACAATGATGAACCATTCATCACTTCACAATAATCAACCAATAGTTGATTTCCTAATTGTTATATACATTATAACAAATTATGCTACATAATACAAGGAAGAAGTTGGCTCGTTCTGTTGCAAGGTGAGCCTGACCCCAGCGACTTACGCCGCTATTACATATTAAAACCAATAAATCCAAGTATTGCTACTATCAATAATGTAATACCAAAATCGTAGAATTTCATAGTTTTTTCCTCCTTGAAAAGTTATTCTTTCATCGATGAAAGAAGTTAGGTGAGAGTTTCTGTTGCCAGGTACTCTCGGACCCCGCTACTTAGTTATTAAGCAGCAAGCGCGTACGAATAATCGTTAGCGTTTATGTTTTGAAGGTTTGATAACGGAGCCAACCTTCTCCTCCGTGCTGTCCTATAATTTCCATTCTCCAATCGAGCCTAATTCGCCCCCATGATTGTTGAAATTGGTGGAGGCGCGGGGAATTGCACCCCGGTCTTGAAAAACTTTCACCACAAGATTATACAGCAATTTCTTGTCTAACCTCATTAAACATATCTTCTTTTGTTCCATTATTGTAAATAGTCATATCAATATTATTGGGACTCAAACCACCCTCACTAGAATGTCTATTCTCAATAATATCTTGTTGTTCTCTGATTATATTTATAACAATTCCACCTCTATTGCGAATGAAAATAGCTTCGTTGTCAAAACGAACATCAGTAATAATTACAGTTCGGCCAGGGTGTTTGTGAATAAACATTTCTGCATTTTTAATCCAAATTGCAGGGTCTATACCACGACCCACTTCCGTTCCAAGTAACTGCCAAATCTTTCTTGGTGAAATACCCCAAGGCTCTATTGGAACTTCCTTGTTTGCAATCTGGTCATCAGTCAATGCGAACATAATTTTTGCTCCCTCTTTAAGAGGTTTAGCAAAGTAATAATGTAAACAACGATATTCTTCACACAAGTATTTACCAAGTGTGTCTTTACCAGAACCAGCTTTACCAGAAATACCAATCACCATCGGTTTTCCGTTTGAGTTTGCTAAACCAAAAATGGGAAACATTATTTAGATTCCCCCCTATGATGGTCTGGCCCACGTTTGACTTCATACTTCCAAATATGCTTAGGAAGTTCACCAGTTTTCTTATCACGAACTGGAATATATTTTTCTAACTTATTCCGATACGCTTTCGCTTCTGTCTTCTTTTCAAAATACTCTTTTCTAACTTTAAAAAGTTTCTTCACTATATTTCTCCACTTTATAATTAT